TGTTGCGGCTTGTCCGTTTCCTCTCGGTCTGCCGCAGCCAGCTTGATACCCTTCAGTTCAGCCGCCAGCGCCGCGTAGGCCGTCCGTGCGTTGTCCATCGTCAACTGGTTCGACTTCGCCGCGCCGAACGTCTTCAACACGCCGTAATACCGCGCCTCGCCGCCCAAATTCTTAAACTGGGCCTTGATGTCCTTAAATGACTCCAGCGCCTTAAACGAAATCTTCTCGGCTGGCGATTCCATCTGCGGCGGTTCGTCCGTGAACTCGGCAACATGCACCGGCGGCGCTTCGCCCTTCATCTTGGCCAGCTTTGCCGCCGCAACGTCTTGCTGCGCTTCGCGTGATCCTGTTGGTTCCTGCGGGCCGATTTCTTCCTCGGTCACCACGCCATTGATTGAGAACGAACGCTTCAGCGCCAGAACTTCGGCAACCTTCGAGATCATCGCGGACGGGTACGTCTGCCACACGTTGCCAGATTTCTTGTACTCGTTGTAGTACGCCTCGCACGTAATGGGATGGCTTCGGTCTTTCCTGTAGACGGAACACGTCGCCTTGACTGGCTTGCTCTGCGCGTCACGTTCAACCTTTGTATCCATGCCGTCAAACATCGGATGCTCATTCGCAACTCTCAGATAGCCGTCGCGCCCCGCCATCACGCCAACACCAGGCACAAACCATATTTCTTTCAAAAAGGGGTCCAACCCCGTGCGCTTGCAAACTTCGATAAACATGCGAAACTGCGGTACTGTCGCGCCTTTGCATACCGTCTCTTTCAGCGTGTTCAGCATTGTTTCATCGTTGTAGCGGTCCACGGCCCCGCCGTCCTGCTTCGCTAGTTCGTTCGTCATTTCGTATCTCCCTCTACCTTTGCAACTAAGTACCCAAGGCCCACTGCAACCAGAGCCACAATCCATGCGGCCAGCGTCACATACGCCAACGCTTTCACTCCCACTCATTTCGCTGCGACCGCCGCTCCAACTCCTGCCGCATCCGTTCGTCTTCTGCACGCTCATCCCGGTTTGTAAGGCTTGCCACGCCCAGGGCGCAGCCCAGCAGAATTGCACCGGACACCATCGCAATCCAAAACGTGTCCATTACTTCGCCTCCATGTTTTTCAGCGTGGCGGTGTAGCCGTGCGATGTCAGCGCAGGTATCGCTGCAACGATGGCAGCTTCGTGAGCCAGTAATAACAGCCACTTTGCGCGGCCCGTTGTGTTCACGGATTGACCCATCAGAGCCTTGCAACCGGCCATCGTGGGAGCCGAAACAAACGCCGCGCATTCCTGCGCGTGGATCTCAGCGGCGCACGTCAAGCAGTCGCCGCCCTTGTTGAGTTCGCCAGCCTCGAACAGCTTGCCGCAGGAATAGCACTTCTCCTGCGCTGGTGCGTCAAGATCAACGCCGTAGTTCGCCGCAATCTTGCGGTCTGCGCGGGTGAAACCGCTGTCGTGGTTGTCGTATGGGGTCGTCATGGTGTGTCCTAAAAACAAGCATAGTGGATGGATGAATCTGTTGCAACAAAATATTGCATTTTTTTTACGTCACAGTTTACTATGGGGAGTATGAACAAACCTCAAACCCTCTTAGCTAGGGCAAAGTCAGTCACAAAGAAGGTTCGCGCCAGCAAGCCAAAACAAGATGAAACCGCTGGCTTGGCAGTGGCATGGGCTATGGGTGAGATAACGTATACGCAAGCGCAGGCGGTGCTGGCAAGGGCAAAGGGATCGTCTGTGTACGCCGTACTGGCGTGCGGACTGCGGCACGCTCTCAGGCTGGGGATGCTTCAGCGGGTGACGCCGCGAGAGGAAAAAGCATGAGCAACGCTGCGGAAATTGCAGGCAGATGTTGCCCGGACGTGAAAACCCCCCGGTGACGAGCCGGGGGGCGAGGAGAATACACAGGGGGATGAAACTAACTCAGGATAGCATTTAGGGCACTGGCAGCACTAAAGTCAAAAGAAAGGGACGCAAAAGCGGCAATGAGTTCAGATCCAGTAGTGAATGCAGCTTGTGTCTTGGCTAAAGCGATGCTCGTTGGCAATCAGCCTGGGACGGTGTACGCCATCATCGTCAACGAAGAGTACGTTAAGATCGGCTTCACTAAATTTCAGGACGCCAGAGGTCGAATTGCGGACATTCAAAAAGGATGCCCGTATCCGTTCCGAGTTGCCCTTGAGCACAAAGGCGGGTTCCCGTTTGAACAGGCCATTCACCACCTTTTCCAGTCCTATCGGCTGCGCGATGAATGGTTCAGGTATGAGGGACAACTGAAGGAGTTCATTGACGGCGTTGAGGTAATTACCCGATCTTGAAGAACGCTTTACCCGCGCCCGATTGCAGTGGCCTAGCCTCGATTGAACGCAAACTTCATGACCGCCCAGATGGCCAGAATGACAGCGCAGACGCCAGCCCCAAAAGCGCCCCACTTGGTCTGCATACCTGCCAGCGCCCGCAGTTCCAGCTGAATCCCGTCCATGCGGTCGTGCGCCAACTTCAGCGAAGCCGACTGCGCCAAGTTTGAGGCTTTTACGTCCTCGCGAAGTCCACGAAGTTCTTCCGGCACCGCTTCGACAACCCGGCAGATTTTAGCCCAGTCAGGCGTAAACGTTACGTGCGTATCTTCGATCATGCGGGTGGGTCTTCCTTCTTTGCATCATGCCCGACAATCCCCATCGTTGCCAACCCGCCAAGGCCGACGTACTTTGCCAAAGCCACAGCAAACGGCCACGCAACGAATAGTTCAGGGTTTAAGGCCACAAACCCCGCCGCCGTGGTCACCAAAGCGGCTGCTGTCGTTTTCCAGTTTTTCACGCCACCACCTCGATTTCAGTGTACTTCTCGGATGTCATCTGCTGGCGAAAACTACGCCCGATGCAGATGCAACCTTCGGACGCCGTACCGTGCCCGTTATCTCCATGTACCAGGAAACCCGCACGCCCGAACATCTCGTTACCCTCCACGGGGTGCAATCGCAGCACATACGGCCCGTGACGATGCGATGTGGCTCCGTGACAGTCAGGGCAGGGGAACGCCGTCCCGACGCACTCAGGGCCGCTTATGGTGTATTTGCCACGAGGTAGCGGCCCGAGGTTCTTCACGTCCTGCATGGCCGGGTTGTTTTTGCCCTCGTCAGCCCCAGCGTAGCCGGTCGCCAAAAAGCCATCCTTCGCAGACAGCACGCCCAGCCCCTGAGCGTAGGTCAGGCACTTCATTTGATAAACAGTCCCGCAATATTAAACGCCGCTACAATGGCATCAGTGACAACGCCCAGCGCAGCCTTTTCCTTCGGTGGTAGCGGAATGTCTTTTGCAGCCGTGGCGATGGCAAGCGCCTTTTTCTTCGGCCCCGGCAAAGTAGCGGCTTCCGCCAGCTTAATCGACGCTGGCAGAAACTTGAGAACCTTTTCAATGTTGGTTAATTTGCGAGGCATTACTCCGATTCTCCTTTAGGCACCACGGTCACCACTACGCCACAAGTCAGCGGCTCAATCATCTTGCGCCACTCCACGATTTCCAGACGCCACGCCTGAGCCTCCAGCAGCGCCGCGTTGACCAGTAGCGCCGCATCTATGCCGCCCTTCTCAAGCGCAGCGGTGATGGTTTGCTGTAGGCCAGCCGCCACCTTTTCGACTGTATCGGTCGCCTCGTCCAACGCACGTTCTGCGACCTTTGCCGCTTCGACGCCCGCGTCTTTCCCTGCGCTGCTGAGGATGCCCATTACTCGGCCTGACTTTCGCCTATCGATTCCAGAACGGCTATAGCCTTGCACTTGATGCCGTGGTCGTTGAACCGCGCCCAGTCCTTGATGTACTGAGCAAACTCAATCAGCGAGGCCCGGTCGGCCTTCAGTTTCTCAATGTTGGTGCTCTCGGTGGTGTCTTTTGTTTTCGCCATGACGTGCTCCTATTTCTTGCCTAAACGCATGTTATTGAAGTGCCGCAACGTCATCTCAACGTGGCGTCCAGCTTCGTTTGTCTTTGCCATGTCATTTACCTCAAAAGTTGTGAAATCAGCCCTGCCTGCGCGGCACGTTTCCCTACCGTGCCGGTCTTCCCCATCAACCCAAACGGATTGGATCGACCGAGCGCATACGGTAAATTCAGCCCCTTACCGATGGCGATCTGAATAGTCGGTGACGATAATAGCGACTTTGCCAGCAGCCCAGCGCCGGTATGGCCGCCAGCCAGTGCGGCGGCTGAAGTAATCGCACCTGTCGGCCTGGTAATCGTGTCTGCCACATTCCCGGCAACACCAGGCCCAGCGGCCTTCATTATGCCCCTGTCTTTCACTGGGATCAAGCTGGAAATCCGTTGGTTGAGTTCCTGCGCACCGGGTACAGTCCGGTCTATCGCGCTGTCAAGCTCGCGGTATACCTGCCTTGCGGCTCTCGTCGCAGGGTCCGAGCGAACACCATTCCATGAGACGTTCCGAGCGTTGAAATCTCGTTTTAGCCTGAGCGCATCGGACGGCGACTGCATGGCCGCGATCTCTGGGTCTGGGGTGACACCACGCGATGTCGGTCCGCGCTGCCCGGTGAATGGGTTCATCCTCCCCGGCGTGATCGGCGTAGCGGCTCCGGGCAAGTATTCGGTGGCACCGTGGAATGCCTTAGACGGAACCTTCCGCAAAGACTGCGCCATGTCGCCAATCTCCAAACCAAGCCCTTGGTTGATACCTTCCCCGTGATGGCCGCTCAAATCGTCCGCAATCTTCCTTGCTGGCCCGATGTTTGTCTTCACTCCACTCTTACCGGCAGCCGCCGCCTTGGCTTCCAGCTCGGCTGTCAGCGATGTCATGGCGTCATCTGCCCGCGACACTACCCCGGCTGGCGTAATAGCCGCCCCGGTTTCGTCGAGGATACCGCGCCCCGGTGTTTTCCCGTAGAGCCGGTCTTTGGCAGCAATCCCCATGCCATGCTCCGCAAGCTTCCCGCCAACGGCCCGAAGAAGCTGAACAGGCGATGAAACGAGGTTTGTTGGGTTCGTCACCTTTGAAACGGTAGCCGCAGCACGTCCTACCTTGCTGGTGTTGCCGAGGATTCCAGCAGCCCCGCCAGCTACCGTTGAGACATCACCAGCCACTCCGAACGGGTCTTCGTAAGCCGCATCGAGCAGCCCGGATCGGTACCTCTCCTTATAGCTATTGATCAGCGCGTCAGTTTTCTGTTCCTCTGGCGTCGGAGCGATTGTGCGTCCAGTGACGGCCTCCATCCCGGCACGAACTGGTTTTTCTATAGCGCCAAATGCTACTTGCCCCAGATTGGACGCGGTATCGAGAGGATGCGCAATAGCCGAGCCGATGCCTCTGGCGAAGTTGCCCCCGGAACGGATCGCATTAGATGCGAACTGGCCGATAGAATACTCCTTTGCCGGCTGGTCGTCCGTCTCAATCTCGAAGGTTCCCTGATCGGTTTCCACTCGATACTTAGCCATGTCAATTGATCCTCGTTACCTTCCGTACGTTCATCCCGTTGAAAGTCCCGCCGACTGTTGGGACGCCGCTTTGCTGGTTATTATTTTTCGGCGGGTCCAGCCGGTCGTAAATCGCCATCGCTTCAGGCGAGATATACCCCTCAAACTTGCGGCCCTGCACGTTGAACTCAAACTGGTTCTTCAGTGCATTCATTTTACCCCGCAGCAGCCGCACTGTTTTTTCAGTATTGCTTTTAAGTATGGCAGGGGAAAGGTTCTCATCGAAATCAGCCGCCACCGTTTTTCTGTCTTCGCCGGTACCACCAGTCCCAACGTATGCTTTAACGAGTTCAGGGCCAACGCGATTCACGATGACCCTGAAAGCTGCCGCAGGCGGAAGCCCTCGCACGTTGACGTTATAGGAGTTACCGATACGATTCAGCAGCGCCCCGTCGCTGTTCTTCAGCGCGTCGATTGCGTCGTACAGCTCCCCGGCGTGTGCCGCAACGGTGTTGATGGCAGTCAAGGACCGCCCCTCCGCCCCGGTCGCGAAAGCGTTCAACGTCTTCTGCGCGGTCGCATAGTTCCTCATGTCAAACTTCGGATTCACGACGAGGACAGCCTTCATCCGTCTATCAAACTCGGCTGTTTGTGCTGCGTTGGCACCGCGAGGAAGAACAAGAGGTGCCTCGTAGCTGGCGATTTTGCTAATCACCGGGTCTTCGGCATCATACTTATTCGGTGCCCCGAAGTTGTTGTGCGTGATTGTGCTCGTCGGCATGACTGGCTTACCGTCAGGACCGAGAACAGGTCTGGCACTACCGTCAGGCTGGAGGTACATATAGCCACCGGCGGTTGGGATCGTATGCGGTGCGGTCGGCTTCGCTGCCCGACTTACCGGGTTCTGTGTGATCGGCTGACCCTGATCGTCCATGTATTGGCCTGTTGCGTAGTTCGGGCGTGCCTGCCCTGGAAGCCCGTTAATCGTCACGTCAACCGGGAATCCAAGTCCGGTCTTCCTGTTATAGACGCCGCCAACGCCATCCGATGTGAACTCGTCTTTTTCGGCAGCAGGAGCATACCCTGTCAGAATCTTCGGGTTGCCGGACTTAAACTGTTGCGCCATTGCTGGCTTGCCGTCCGGCCCTGTAGTCTGGAATGGTGCGCCCATCGCTTCGTCCACAGGTGCCCGCATCGCCGTGATAGCGTCGGCGTATTGCTTCGTTGCAGCGGGTCCGAGGCCCGAAGCGAACTTACCGACGACCGCCAGCTTCGCTTCCACTCCGTTAGCGGCCTGCATCTCTTGGTTGAACGCCTGTTGGACCTGCCGCGCTTTGTTCTGCTGTTCCGCCTGTTGCCCAGCCTGAATCTGGCCGATGGCGTTTTGCTGGTACTGCTGAATCCCCTCGGCAATCGGCCTGCCCTGCTGGAGCGCCGAACCAATACCCATGAGGTACTGTCCGCGTAGCCCCTTGCGCTGCTGGTCCGTTGGCGTGAACGGTTGCCCGTTAGATCCAAGCGCAGCATCCATCAGCCCGCCGCCCGTCAGGGAACCCACCGCCGCGTTGTCGATGCCGGAAAGAAGACCCCTGCCAGCGCCCTTAATGCTGCGCCCGATAGTACTGAGAAGATTCATCGCTTCGCCATCCTTTTATCCAGTTCTTTTACCGATTCTACGAGCAGCCCGAGAACCGGAGCCGGATTGTACGCCTTAATCCCGCCGATGGTCCTGACTGCCCGAGGTGACGCCTTTGCCACGTCCTGAGCCAGCAGCCCGGAATCAGCGCCACCGCCCTTCCAGTCGTAGTTGACGCCCGTCATGCGCTTGACCTTCATAAGGGGTGAGCCGATGCGAATGATATTTTTCTTCATGCGCTTGTCGGACGTAATCAACGCAGGGTCAATGCCTGATCCTTGCGGATTGCCTGATGGCTTGAACTTGTTCCAAAGAGCCGCACCACCACTCGCCGCACCACCACCCCCCGCCAGTGATGCGCCGCCAGATGCAATCGCTCCGCCGATCTGTAGCCCGGTCCCGACCAACCCGGCAAGGGTGGTGCCCAATCCCTGCTGTTGGTTTACCGTCTGCGTACCCTGATTTGTATTTGTGCCGCTGCCGGTCTGTGTCGTGCCGTAGACGGCCCCTTCCAGTCCGCTCTTTTGAATCCTCAGCCGTTCGATTTCAGCTTGCGCTTGGCGGTCTGCGTTGGCGTTGTTCACATCGACAACGCTCTGGTTATAGCCTTGCTGCTGGGTTCCGACCTGATTTAGCGCGTTTGCGCCATTGATAGCCATGCCCTGCTCTTGCCCACCAATGTTGGCCAGCGTTTGCCCTGCCGCCAAAGTTTGCGCGTTCCCCGTCAGCCCCGCCGCCTGATTTGCGCCTGCTGCCTGATTTGTCGAGTTCGCGTTGAATTGCCCTGCCGCGTTCGCCGCTCCTTGGTTTGCCAGCCCGACCGTTACGTTTTGGCCCGCATTGAACTGGCCAGCCGCGTTCTGCGCCGCCGCGTTCGATGTCCCTACTTGAGCGCCAAGCCCGGTGCTAAACTGTCTTGCGTTGTTCGTTTCCGATGCCCCGAACTGCCGCGCCGCGTTTGTCGATGCCGCGTTATCCCGGTTCGCCCCGGTTGCCATTGAAGCGTTTGCCAGCGCCGCTGAGTTGGCAGATTCCGCAGCCATCGCCCGAGCTTGGTTTTCCGCTTGCGCGTTTGTCAGCGTGAACTGATTTCCTGCCTGCGCCTTAAACGCCGCTGCTTGATTTGCTGCTTCCGCGTTGCTCAGGTTGGCAGACTGCTGAAAGTTTGCGTTTGCTCCGTAGACGCTGGTGTCTGCGTTTTGGTTCGCAGCGCCTGCCGCTAGTTGCCGCTGCTGATCCTGAGATAACGACCCCAATGCCGTCTGGAATCCCTGATTTCTGAGTTCCGCAGAAGTCCTTGCTGCTGCGTCCGCAAACCCCCGATTGGTTTCAGCGTCCAGGATATCCCGCCGAGATCCAAAAGCCCCGGCACGAGCCGCAGCCGCGTCGTTGCCTTGCGTGGTCATGATCCGCGCCCGGTTCAGGTCGCTGAGAGCCGAGTCGATGACGTTTTGCTGATAGGACTGGTCGAATCCTTTCAGGTATTGCGGCAACTGTTCGAGGGTATTTCCCCCGCTGATATCGCGAACTTGGCCACGATTTAGGCTTGCTGCCTGCGCCTGCTGGGTGCCGTATCCCTGAGCACCTTCGGCCTTTGCCGCGTCGTAGCCCTGAGACGCTGCCGTTGCTGCCTGATAGCCCTGAGCGTTATAGCCCGTCGCATCGTAGCCTGTAGGCCCGCTGAAGCCCTGCGCCGTGTAATTGGCGTTACCCTGAAACATTGCAGGGTCGTAGGTTGCAGCCTTGATTTGGTCGGGAGTGTACCCGGCTGCACGCATGGCAGCATCTTTTCCAGCCGCTACAGATTCTGAACCTGTACCACCAATTTTTCTGGCAGCTTCAAACGCGGCCAACTGGTCAGCCGTGAATCCCGCAGGCCCGCCTATAGTTGCAGGCGTGTAGCCCGCCGCCGTCTTGTTCGCGTCCTCAATGTTTTTGTAAACCTGCTGCTGGATAATTGGGTCGATAGTTGTTGACGCGGTATTGTTGCTTGTCTGCGTCTGATCCGTCTTCGTTGTGGTCTTGTTACCCTTGCCCATTGCTCAACTCCTTTGCCATCGAAAACCACTTCACCAAATACCCGTCATCCACCAGAAACGACCGTTGCCATCCAGGCCTACCTGTCAACGTCAGAGCTTTGCACCCTTGCGCAATTGCCCACCGCTCCAGACCAGGCAACATCTCCCGCAGCCCTTCGAGCGAACCGCCAGCCAGAAACAAATGGCAGACTTTCTTGATCGGGTAATGTTCCAGTTCGGTCACCATAAATGAGTCCCCGCGTTCCCAATACTGAAGTTCGCCCCGAATGATGGCCTCGCGGACGTGTTCATAAGTGTGCGTTCCCCCGGCGTATTCCAGAGCTGCTTCGATACCCGCCTGATTGAAATCGACATTCATAGAGCCGTTACCACAATGGCGGCTGCATTGCTTACTGTGATTGTGTACCGCGTCCCGTTGGGCGAGGTCATAATCAGACGCATCCCGGAAACCAGTTCGATGTCCTGCTGGCGCTTGAGGTTTCGCGTGTCGGCCAGTTCGATTTCTCGGTTTCGACGTGCTTCTTCAGTTTGGACGTAACGCGCCCCAGGGTCTGGAAGTCTCATCGCCGCCCCCCTGCTACCGCATCAAGCCTGATATTGCCGACGCGCCAATCCGCATCCGTCGCCCCAAGCAACTGCATCGCAACCTGTCGCCCAGTAAATCGCATATCAGTGTAGGCCGATGGCGTATACGGCCCATAGCTTGACGTGTCGCCCTCTGGCGTAAATTTGGTCGTGAACGTCATGTTCACCTGCCCGGATGTCTTTTCGTCTGGCACCATCTGGCGTACCGCCATGATCTGCTCACCGGTGCCAAGTTCCACAGGCCCGGAAGTGGCATAGCGCCCGGTCGTGATGGCCGTACCGTTGTTCGTCCATCCATATTCGTGTTCGTAGACGTAGCCGCTAGAGTCCACCGCCATTGGGTACGGGAACACGCCGGAATCAGCCCAGCAGGTCCGCGCAAGGCTTCCAATGTTCCACGTCTTTTCGCGGTAGTTCCAAGTGACGTAGCGGTCCACCTCATCGCTTGCCGACGAACAGTAGAACCACCAGACCTCGCCAAACTTGGAATTGTGACCCGCGTAGACTTTCGCAAGCTGCACCAGATTGATGTCGCCAAACACATAATCCGACACGTCGCAGGGGATATCCCGCAGAGCGCCATCGTAGTAAAAGAACCCGTTCCCGCCCATCCATGCCGCGCCAGCCTCAATCACGGCCACTGCATTCGGCCCCGCGATGCCGCAGAACCCGCCAACGCGCCGCACTGCGTAAATGAAGGGAGGCCCGACGTATTGCAGGGAGTGAACGTCTGTATCTGTCCAGATCAGAACTTCATTAGGAAGCCGTCGCCCGCAGCGAATCCGACCGTTCGTCTGTAACTCAACGTCGCCCGCAGTATTCGTACTTGATGGCGTCCAGGTGGTGTTAACTTCCTGATCGCACCACTTAATCTGGCGCGGATTCGAGGAAGCCCCAAGCGCCAACTGGTAGCGTTCCGCTGTCACCATCGTGGCAACGCACCCTGTAGGAGCGCCCGATATTACCGCCGCAATTGTTCCTGTGTTGAGTTCCCACTGGTAGAGCTTGCCGTCGTAGTTTGAGCACCCCACAAGGTACTGCCCCCAGTTGTCAAAACTCCAGGTTGTGGCGTCCAGAACGCCCACTACTACTGGCGCAGCGCCGAAGGCTCCGGTACCGAAGACACCGCCACCAAAGCCGTTACCCGGCAGAGAGTCAGCGCGTCCAGACGAGAAACCGGATGGCGTCACGTTGTAGAGCGAACCGCCGTTGTAAATGTACAACCCAGAGTGTGTCCCGATTGCGACCCACCGGTTTGTGCCGTAATCGCGCCACGGAAACATGCCCCGAGCCAGCCCAGACACGGCCCCAGATAACGGACGCCGCCAGCCGCCAACAGGCCGAATTGTCCCCTCAAAAAACCGCACAAGCGAGGCATCGTACCACCTGCCCTGCGCCTGGTAGTTAGTGCCGTTCCGGTAGATTCCGGGCGGGATTTTGAGCGGGATCAACATGGATCGCTATTCCCACCACCGAACGATCACGATTCCTGAGCCGCCCGCGCCCGCCGGGTAAGTGGCACTGTAGCCACCACCGCCGCCGCCGCCAGTGTTGGCTGCGCCAGCCGTGCCTGATGCGTTTTGTGTGGAACCGTTGCCGCCACCGCATGAACCTGCGCCGCCAGTATAAGATCCCATCCCTCCACCACCGCCCCCGTACCCTTCTGTTCCGATTCCGCCGCCGCCCCCGTGCCCTTGAGCGGTTGTAGCAAGAAGCGTAAATCCGTTTAGCCCTGCACCACCTGCGCCGCCACCGCCCCCGGAACCCACGCCGACGCCGGTGTAGTTGTTATCTATCCATCGCCCGCCGCCGGACGATGCAACCGAGTTCCCCGATGCGCCTCCGCTTGCCGCTGCCCCTGCACTGCCGCCCTGCCCGCCCGTAGCCGTCAATAGCGACCCGAATGTCGTGCTTGACCCGGCAGTGCCCGCTCCACCACTACCCGCTGCGCCACCTGCGCCGATTGTGACTGTCACGTTCGCCGTGACGTTTATCCCGAAAGCGTGATTGACTGAGCCGCCACCACCACCGCCTCCACCTAAAGAGTCCCGTCCCCCACCACCGCCTCCCCCAACCGCGATGACTTCGACGTAGCCCGCCGCAAGCAACGCGGCAGACGGCGTGAAAGTCCCAGAACTGGTGAAGGTCTGGCTTTTCTGTACGCGCCCTGAAATATATGACATTTAGTAAATCCCCCAGTTTGTGCCGTCAGAAACAAATGTGTAGGCGTCGTACTGTCTGGCAATCGTCACCGTTGATTGGCCGTCGATAGTTTGCCCGCCCGTCGTCGCTATTGTAACCGCGTTTGCATCCGATGTCGTCTTTTTGATCTGGACAAGTTTTCCCGTATTCCCTACCGCAGTAAATAGTGTCGCCGTCACCGCGCCGCCAGCAGTGCTGACTTTCACGTAATGATCTTGATACGTTAGCGTCAGCGTTGTGTTTGTGGTGATTGACTGGAAGCCAGCCGTGAACGAGCCAGCAGATGTCGTCTGCTCCGTCGCATCGGGGAAAACAATCTTGGTGCCGATTGTGACGATGGTGCCCTTGATCGCCGCTGGCGTGGTCTGGCCAATAGGCGAGTTTTCCAGCGATGTTAGCCCGGTAACGGTGCCGCCTGTAACGGCAACCGCGGAAGCCGCCTGAGTCGCAATCGTGCCAAGCCCGAGGGCCGTTCGTGCGCCAGATGCCGTTGCTGCGCCCGTCCCGCCTTTCGTCAGCAACAGAACCGGCCCGGTCGTGAACAGCGCGTCGATGCTGTCAAGATCCGTGTTTAGCTTCGTCCCCCATGTATCAGTGGACGCGCCAACTTCCGGTTTTGTCAGCCCAAGGTATGTTGTTGTTGTATCAGCCATTTGTCACCTGCTCAAAACGCGGTAGTTGTTGATGACGCCACCGGCCAGCAGAATCGCTTCATTTGGCCACAGCCTTACATTCCACTTCGGCCCCGGTGTCATCCACGGTTGCGGTGCCGCAAGCGGCCTTGATGTCGGCCAGCGCCTTTTCGTAAGCCGCCTTGCTTTTCGTCAGTTCGGCCTGGATCTCCATGTATCTCACCGTGTTGGAGTGGTGGATCGCGAGAGCCTTCCAGCGTTCCTTCAGGAGCGCGTCGGACAGCTTGGGCGTTTCAGCCGCATCGGCAAGGCACGCCAGCGAGGTGAGGACCATCAGAGCGGCGAGCTTCACTTGACCACCACGGTTCCCGATGCGGTGACGAGAGCCAGCGCGTCCGCGCTTTTCTTGGCATTTTCCACTTCGGCGGCAGCGGCCTTGACTTTCGCGTCGTACCTCTGCACCAGCGGTACAATCAGGGACTCCATGACGTGCTTGATAAGCAGTTCAGCAGGACCAGTGTACTTCGCCTTTGGTGTGCAGTCGGGTTCGGTGCATGGCTCTACCTGGTCCGCAAGAAACGCCTTCAGAGAGGCAACGGCGGCTGGTGCAAGCGTGACCTCGGTTGTTTGCGCGTCCACCTGAATGGTGACCTTTACGGTCTGGGCCGAAAGTGCGAGGGCCGATGCGATGAAGAGGATGAGTAGGGTTTTCATGTTCGTTTTCCTTTTATGTTTACGTCCCTGAAATGCAAAGGCCATTCTTAAACCCCGTGCAGGTTGTTACCGTTGCGCCAGCCGTTCCGTCACTGGATTCATACCCACCAGCGCGAACCGTTGCCCCCGCCGAATCATCCGCAAGCCTGAAAAATAACTTTGTGGTTGATCTTTGAATCGAAGGAAAACTGCTAGTGGTGCCACCGAATTGGAGGCGGTTGAAGTCGGTTTGCGCGTTATTGTACAGCGTGATTACACCGCCGACAGGCGAAGTCATCGTTGAGCGAGTAGACCAACCCACATCTTGTGTTGTCCCTGCCGTAATATTACCCCCCGCAACAATACTTACAGCAGAAGTTAGTGCGCCAGTAGCCGTAACACTAAGCACGTTCGACCCAGCGTTATTCTGAACTTCCAGCACGTTGCCACTCTGCGCTACACCTGCCCGAAATACTCCCAGCGTTGAACCTGTTGATGCGGTCTGATCATAAGCCCGGAAGGTGCCGCTTGCCCCTGATTTTGCTACGTCTAACAGGTACGCTGGCGTTGCCGTGCCGATGCCCACGTTGCCGCTTGAATTAATAACCATCCTTCTCGAAGCTGAACCGGACCCACCCGTTTCAAAATTTATGCTGCCAGAACTTGCAGCAATAGCAATGCCGCCTGACAGGTTTGCCGTGGACCAAAAGATAGCCGTATCAGCCCAGCCAGTGATGGCTGTAAATCCTGTTCCGGTTACGCCCGTTAGTAATCGGTCGTTACCACTTAAAGCGCCATTCTTAAATTCCATCAATGCAGAAGCACTGACCCCCGCGTTGGGATTATCAAGAGAAATAGTAGATTGACCATTTGCATCTTTATACACAGACAAAGAATACTCAGGTGCTGTAGTCCCGATGCCCAACCTGTTGTTCGTTGCGTCCCAGAAGAACTGGCCAGCGTCTTGATCGAGTGTGCCAGAGGCCGAGACATACGGCACCGAGCCAACTGTGGTGAGGTTTGTAGCCCCGCCAACAGGCCCGCCGCCAGTGGCCATCGGGATCATCGGAGGTGTCTGCGCGGCAAGGCCACCGACGAACAGGAGCGCGATAAGCGTCTTCATCGACGGCCCCAGATGCTGTAATTGCACCCCGCGCCCGATGCGGAGATTGACAGAGATGTCGGGATATAGGCACCCTGCAACACCAGAAGGCTGACTATCTGGTTGGCCGCGACGGGGATAGCCGTCATCGCGCCAACAGCGTTCCCGTCCGTGATAGTGACCGTGCGGGCTGTCGTACACATGACCCACCCGCCGAGAACCACCACGCTACCCGTCAAAATGACAGTGGGTGATGTCGGCATAGCCTGCGGCTCCATCAGCCATGTAGGGTTAACGGGTCCGGGAGGATACACAATCGGCGTCGCCGACTGGCTCCAGAGCGCCCCCGCTACCACCAACGCCAATGCGATAAATCGTTTCATCCGATGCTCCTTCCTCGTACTGCAATGCGCTGGCCCACGCTGCTGCGTTGGTCTTCCAGCAAGATATCTTGAATGATTGCGTCGAACAACCCGGCCCAGATGCCTATGCGGTCGTCGTCCTTGAGGTAGGGAGCCGAGTGTACCAGGGAGCCGTAAAGGTAGGCGTCCGGGTGCTTGCTCAACAGCCAGTTTGACGTATTGCTGTCTGACAAAGCCGTCAGAGCCGCATAGTAAACCAGTTCGGCTGTGTAGGTTGTATCCGGGGTCGGATTGACCCGCAAATATCCTCCCTCGATTGTATACCAAATTGGCTCACCTGTAGAGTCCCATCTTTCGGCGCTCTTGATGTCCATTTCTTCCGGCGTGCAATACGTGAGCGGCTGCGTCGGTGCCGAGGTCGTCAGCTTGACCTTAACAGCCTCGCGAAACGTGCCAGGTACAGCCGTGTATTCGCTGGAGATAGTGAACGCTGCGTTCCGCGTCCGCTGGTTTAGCGTGCGAAGAATGCGATTGCCCTTTGCCTCGCACATCGTAATAAAGTTTGGGATCGTCGCAGTGAGATCCGCACGGTTTAGCGTGTCCGCAATAGCCGTTTTCAGTTCGCTAAAGGTTGTGATGGCCATGTAGCCTCCTGTTTCATGCCTTCACGTACCGCCCATGTGTGAAGGTGCTTAAACTCAAATTCTCCGAGGTGCCCGATTTGCTGCGAAACGTCGTGGTCTACATAAACCGGGATGTTCTTCCGCTTCAGCAACATGCAAAAGTACGTGTCCTCGCCCATAAACTCTTGCATGTCGGGGACGAACGGCGTGGCAAATGGCGGAAATGGGATCTCGTCGAAAACATCCATTCGCACCAGCAGAACCCCGGTTCCGAGCATGTCAACCTGCTCCAGCCCGGTGGAGTCTTCTTCGGTGTAGACGGCAACCTTGCCATCTACGTGGTCGTAGTTCGCTGCGGTCGGCCCGGTCGGCATCCTGCGCTTGGCACAATTCGCGCCAACAACCTGCACGTTATGCGCCAACAGCCGTTTCAACGTGTCAGCTGGGAACCGCATATCGGAGTCGAGCCAAAGGATATGGGTCGCGTTCTCGCGCCGCGCCTCTTTTACAAGGGCCGTCCGCTGAGATGCCAGCAGCGTTCCCATCGACGGCATCGGGATTACGGTATCGCCCGTCTGAAGATGCGCGGCTACCAACTTCACCAAATCAAACGCAAACCGCGCTTTGCATTCATCGCGTGTAGGGATGCCGATAACTACCCGGTTCATATTGTTCCCGGCCTTGTGCGGAAAAACCGGTTGTCGGGATTGTTGAGCCATTTGCGAAGTTGCGCCCGGTCGTGCTGGATGCCTACCTTGGGGTCATAGAAGACGCTGAGGGGGATCGACGCCACGCGGTCACCCTGACCATCGCGCCAGTTCTGACGTTCGTCTACGCTTGCGTAAACGGCTTTGTTGCAGGCAATCAAAGTGCTGACATCCTGAACTGTTTCAACCGTACACTCCAACGTCATTGGGTCAAAGTGATGCCAGGTCTCAATTCCTGCGTCGGCGTCTCTGTCTACCAGTCGCGATTGCAAAATCATCCTCCTAAAAAAACGGGGAGAGCGCCGGTGATGACGCCCTCCCCCAGGTTGTTACGCCACGCTTTAGCTGGTGACGAGATCAGCGCAAAGACCGTGAGCGGCCTCGTTGGAAACCTTCAGCGCGTATTCCGCGAGAATGGCCTTCTTCTCAGCGTCACCCGTTTTCGCCAGATCAATTGACTGGAAGGGACGAAGGAAGAGAACCGCCGCCATCTTCGGGTCAAGAATCCAGGCATCACGTTCGCGCTGGAACCGGTTGGGGACAACCTTCAGTTCGCCGAAATCGCCCACATAAACATCAGCGGCTCCGATGATCTGCGCCTGCTTGCCCGCAGAAACGTCACGGAAGCGGGTAGCGATACCCGAAAAGCTGGAAACCACGCCCTTGTTGTAAGGCCCGGTCATCAGGATCGTGGGTTCAGCGCCAGAAGTAAAACAGAGCGAAAGCGCCGCTTTCAAAATGGTTTCGGTGAAAGCCCGAACCGTACCGTCCGAGCGAACGTTGGCCGCAGCCGGAACGCCGGAAGTCCAGTCGGGGTTGGCTCCGGTGCCAGAAGCTTTGGCGACGTTGGTTTTGATCCACGCCGTCAAAGATGCCGTTTTGGGGGCCGTGGTGGAGTCGCCCGTCACGCCGCCCTGATTGACGCCAATGATGTTGAACTCCATGTCCCGCTTGAGTTCTTTCGACATCTTGACCATCTGATACGAAAGTTCCCGAGCGCGGCCTGCGCTGTCCACGGCGTCTTGAGTGCCGGAAACAACGACGGTCTTGCGCGAAATCATCGTGCGGTTACCGACACGAACTGTCGGAGTGACGGCGGTGAAGGTCATCTCGTCGCCCTGAAGTTGCGCGTTGGCGGCGGCAGCAGCAAGAGCGTCAGTCTGCCATTCGGTGAGAGTGGCGCTTGCCTTGCCCTTACCGATGTTCGACATGAACGGCGTGTTCTCGGGCGAGATGTTGCTGATTGTGTTGGCGAGGTCTTCGCGGTTACCGACTGCGGAGAACGTCAAAAATGTGTTGGTTACGATTGCCATTGAAATGCCTCCTTTAGGCTGGCTTCATCATGTGCAGGAACACGTCCGCTGCTGCTTCGTCGGAACGGTCCTTTTGAAAACGCTGTTGTGCGCGGGCAAGGTTACCAACTCCTGACCTCGTTGCGGGTGCGCCCGGTGTCGCAGATCTGGGGCCGACAGGCTGGACGGGTCGCAAACTGCGTGCCGCCACCGCCTTGTCGTAGAGCATGGCTTTTCGCAGAATGACTAAAAGGCGGTGATCGTCTACCGTGTCAACGTCTTCCGGCGTAAACCCTACCGAAGTGGCGAAGTCCTGAAGCGCGGCTTTGTCGGCCTTCAATCGCTTCACGTCCTTCCACTCCGGTATCGCCTCGAACAACTTCACCTTTTCTTCAGCGCGGTTTTGTTGTGCGGTGCGTTCCTGCTCTGCCTGCTCCCGTTCGTGCAACTGCTGACGTTCCAGATCCAGAGATTGCTGTCTTGCCCGGTATTGGGCAAAGAGCGCCTGCTGGCGAACGTATTCAGCCGGGTTTTCCGTTGCCAACTGAATCCAGTCCGGTTCCTGCGGAGCCGATTGCTGAATCATGTGCTGGAGTGTTTCGAGGTTCTGCTGGTAATGCACGCGCTCCGATTGGGCGGCTTCCAGTTCGGCGTTTGCGGTCCTCCGCAATTCTGCCGCTTCCTGAGTTTTCCGCGTGTAATCGGCAGTCCGTTGATACCCCTTCACAAGTTCGTCCGCTGTTACCTTCTGTTCTTTGCCGTCAATCTTGACGGTGAACTCGGCAACAGGTTTTGGCTCGTCGGGGTCTTCGTCGGAGTCCTGCTCATCTTCAGAGTCTTCGGCTGGAGCGTCTTCAGCCTCTTCGTCCGGGTCGATCTCCGTTTCATCCTCTTCGCCCTGCTGCGTGTCGGCGTTGCCGAGCAGCATTTTCTCGAAGGATGAGGCGGCTGTGTCGTCTGTTAGAACGCTGGTTGTTTCCGTGGCGGTCATAAGGTTTTCATGTTTAGGCGGTTCTGGCAAATCTTGCCATCATTGATGAAAGATTCGAGCTTCGCCTTTACTTCAGAAAGTACAGAAAGTTTGAGAAACATCGCCTCGCGGTCGGCAGTCGGCAATCCGCCGCTCTGCTTCCAGTCGTTTACGATTTCCGCTTCAATCGAGGTGAAGGCGTCATTCATCAGCGGGTTGCTCAGGAATTGTTCGGCGCTCTTGCCTCTGATAATACGGTCTTCAGTGGTCACTGGACGGGTTGCTCCTGAGGTAGGTTAGAGGCATTAACCTGCGCCTGCGCGTCTTGCTGCATTTGCAAGTTGTCTGCGTCGATTTTGGCGTTCACGGACATCATGTCAGCGCCATATTTCAGTTGAAGTTCAGCAAGTTTGACCCGGCTGTCAACCATAATCTTGTAACGCTCCCGCGCATCGTCCATCACCATCTGGTCGCGCTTCAGGTCTAATTCGCCCGCGTCCGTTGAAATCCTAGCCCGCGTCTTTTCCTGCTCAACCTGAGCAAGTATCATTGCCGTTTTTGCCTGCGGGTCTTCAGCGGGTTGTGGAGTTGGGGCCTGGTAGTCAGCGGGCACTGCGTTAAAAAACTGGCTTGCGTCTCTGAATCCGGCCATTTCGGCCATCTTCCGCAGGGTTGCCGAATACTGGCTCAACGTGCAAATGGGATTCGACGGACCAAGCGTTTGCAGGATGGCTTCCTGCTTGGCCGCAATGCCGGTGAGTGTGGCCAGCTTGTCTTCGCGTGTTCCACCGCCCAGCCCGACGTTAACCGAAACGTCCATCATCGGGTCGAACATGGAAGGCTGGACAGCGACGAATTTGTTACGCAGGCGAACGATGCGCTCTTTGTCTTGGCACTGTACAGCTAACTTCAGCAGCCCACGATAAAGATCCTTGATGCCCGTTTCCGCAAAGATGCGGGCAATCATTTCAATATGCTCTTGCGCCGCCGTGACCGTTGCAGCTACCGCCGCTTTAGTCGTGCTTTGGAGAACGTCAGCGTTTAGCCCTTGCGAAGCCTTTGTAATACCTGTGCGGGATTCCCGCGTCTCATCCAGTAACGCCAGCACAGGCAGAGCGTTCTGGCCCACGAAAGGCTGGTTGAACGGCTGAACCATGCCGGGAGCACGCATTCGTATAATGCCGCCCGTTTCGTCGTTCATCACGTCGTCAAGGTTTACCTGATTCTCAACTACCGCAGTTCGCGGGTTGATAGCCTGCCCGAGAGAATCAAGCATGAGCCGCCATACCTGAGACTTAATCCGCTGGATGTCCATCACCAGATCCGCAATGGAGTTACCGATAACCATGTGCGGCTCCGGGTCCGGGCAGATCAGAGCAAACGGGCGACTCTCTGCGGGTTCGTTGTGTACCACGTTATGGGAGGTTCCCATTGTGCAAATGTGGCGAAGTTCGGCAATGCCATCGCCGTCAAAATCAACTTTGAGGAACGCCTCGCAATAGGCAACTCGACGCTGCGCCGGGTTCGAGTAGTCTTCGGCCCCGATGGTGATATTCCACGGCGAACGCGCCAGCCGCTCGTCGTTCATTTCAAGGGTAGTGTCCCCGATGCCAGCCTCGGCAACCTGATCTTCGGTGTAACCCATTGCTATCAGGTCGGACACCGTTTTTTCGGTGCGATGCGCCACCAGGGTTGCGTCTTCCAGTGTTTTGGCTTCGCGAGAAATCAGGAACTCTTCAGGCGGTATGTTTGCAACCCTGAGCCGGTAGTCGCTGGTTTTCTTGCGAACCGTAATTGAAAACATCCCGTTTTCTTGTTCCGATTCAACAAGTTCGACGCCTTCCTCGGACAACAGGCCCATGACCTGATCCGCGTCGAGGTAGTGAAACTTGCGGGATTCGATGCGCGTGGCGTCGTCGGCCCAATACTTGACAATGCCGGTCTTGTTAATCAGCGCGTCCTTGAACCAGCCGTGAAACGTGAGAAAACCCGGATTATCTTCGGAGATGACGTACTGAACGTAATCCGTCGCCTGTTCTGCTATCGGCAGGTCTTCCGCCGACTTCGGCACAAACTGGACGGCCTGCTCAGATCCAAAGAATATGCGCAGCAGCGACGGCAGAATCGCGTTAACGGTGTCCCGCACGTCCTGCGAAATTACCTGACTTCGGCCTGCCCGCTCATCTCCGAACAACTCCGCGTTGTAGTAGCGCGTTGCCTTCGCCCTGAGCGGGGACACGTCGGAGTCGATGAAGCTGGCCGCGTCAACGATTGCCGATGAAACGATCCCTTCGAGTTCCGAAATGTCCATCTGAGCCATTGAGCATACTATACACCACTTGGAGGTGGTGTCAACACCACCTGAAAGTGGTGGTACGCTTGGAACGCATGGCAGATAAACCGCAAGAAAACCCGTTTATTGAGTTTTTAGGGCGATATCGCGACCGCCCCGACTTGTTTGTGCGTGAGGTTTTGGGGGCCACCCCGGATAAGTGGCAGGACGAGTTTTTGATGGCCGTCGCACGCGGAGAGCGCCGTATTACGGTTAGATCCGGCCACGGTACCGGCAAGTCTACAGTGTCTTCGTGGGCCGTAATCTGGTACATTCTGACGCGCATCCCGGTCAAGATCGTGATTACCGCCCCAAACGCCAGCCAATTATTCGATGCTCTGTTTGCCGAAATCAAAACATGGATTGAGAAGTTGCCGCCCCTGATCCGGGGGATGCTTGAAGTAAAGTCCGACCGCGTTGTTTTGGTTGGCGCAGTAGATGAAGCCTTTATTTCTGCCCGTACCAGCCGATCTGAAACGCCGGAAGCCCTTGCCGGGGTCCACTCCACCAACGTGATGCTGATCGCTGACGAGGCGTCTGGTATCCCCGAATCGGTCTTTCAAGCCGCCTACGGGTCCATGTCCGGGCACTCTGCCGTCACAATTCTGCTGGGCAACCCGCTTCGCACCAGTGGAATGTTCTACGAGACGCACACGAACCCTGATCTGGCAAAGAAATGGTTCAGGATGCACGTTTCGTGCCTCGACTCCCCCAGGGTGTCCCATGAATTTGTTGACGACATCGTGGCGCTGCACGGCATCGACTCGAACGCCTACCGTATCCGCGTGCTTGGCGAGTTCCCTCGCGCTGAAGACGATACCGTCATTCCGCTGGAACTGGTAGAGTCGGCCATTGGCCGCGACGTAATCTGTTCGCCGAACGAACCAATCATCTGGGGACTGGACGTTGCGCGGTTTGGCGACGACTCCTCGTGTCTGGTAAAGCGCCAATCAAACGTGATCGCGGACGCGCCACGGTGCTGGTCAAAGTTGGACCTCATGCAGACCGCCGCCGTCGTCAAGTCCGAATGGGACTCCGCCAGTTCTGATATGCGCCCAATGGAAATCCTTGTCGATTCAATCGGCCTCGGAGCTGGCGCTTGTGATCGTCTGCGGGAAATGGGGCTTCCGGCCCGAGGCATCAACGTGTCCGAGTCCCCGGCAATGGGCACCACGTACCTCAACCTGAGAGCCGAGCTTTGGTTCAAGATGAAGGCATGGTTGGAGCGTCGGGACTGTCGGCTTCCTGAAGACAAGCGCCTGCGTGACGAGTTAACGCTGGTGCGCTACGGGTTTCAGTCTGGGTCCGCCAAGATGAAAATCGAATCGAAGGACGAGATCCGGGCACGTTCGCGCCGTTCTCCCGACGTTGCCGACGCCGTCGCCCTCACTTTCGCCAGCGAGGCAGGAACGGCATTGTATGGCACCAGCTATAACAGCAAGTGGTCACAGCCGCTACGGCGCAAACTGGCGGTAGTTTGAGTTCTGGCAGAAGATGTACATCGGAAGGATGCTAAAGAAGCAGGCACCCCGTTAGCCGCTCCGCAAGTCAGCATTTGCATACTTCCGGTTTTCACGTTACACTACGTGTGTGCACACCCCACAATCCCAGTAACTACTAATACTAAGTAGTCTTCAGGCTCCCCGCCTCATAGGCGTGCCACCAGCATCCGCTGTCTCTCGCCACAACCTCCCGGATTTTCCCACACCTTCCCATTTTTTTTCGGCCACTCTTTTTTTTCGACGGCCCTCAGTTTTTACATGGCAAATTGCAGACGCACCAAG